GTAGGTACAACATCTCTATATGGTATTCATTCACAATATAATGGTATTCCACATTTCAAAACATTGGGAGAATCTAAAGGTAAAATTTCAACTAAGCCGGATGATAAGGTATATGACCCGTGGCATCAATGGTTAAAACAAAATCGTTCAGAATGGTATTCAAAAAATATAACACAAGAAAGAGAACGTAATGGTGCTAATATGGGATATGAGAGAAACGGACCTGTGAGTGGTATTAAGCAAAAGATTATACAGGCAGTTTATAAAGAGTTGGGAATTAAAAGTGACGCATACGATCATGGATTTCAAAGAGGTGTATATTTTTCTCAAATGTATGAAAACGGAAATCAGTTCCTATGTTCAAAAATTGAAGAGAAGGATTTAATCTTAAAGGATAAATTTGCTAAAGGAAACGAATATACTACAAATTGGTGGAAAGATAAGGCCATCAAAAGATATACAAAATTACACGAAGAGGGTAGAATTAAACCCGAAGTTCTATTCTATGTTGATGCTATTGGTATGACATGGGAGCAGATGAAAGAACATTACTTGAAAGAGGTAGGGAGATAACTGGTTAAAAATCAATGAGTTATAATATATGCCAAAATGTTTGGTATATTCAGGTATTTTTCGTATATTTGAGTATAATAAATCTTAAACATTAAAAACAAAAAAACAAAGTTATGAGTCAAATTCACACACCAAATGGCATTAAAAATCAATACAAATTAAAAGAAAGTGATTTTTTAAAAACACCATCTATAATAAAAGTTTATATTGGGAATCAACCATCTTACTACGAAGCATATCTTTATCTAATAATAGATATGATAACTAAAAAAAAGTATTTGGGAATTCATATGAAGAACGATAAATCTTACTGGACTTCAGCAGAAGATAAAGAATTATTAAAGATACTACAAGGAAGTGAGGGTAGGATTGAATATAGAATATTAGAATATGGATTCTATTCGGAAATAAAAACAAAAGAACATAAACTACTTTTACAAAATAACGCAGCAAATTCTAGCGAATGGTTTAATAAACAAAATGGATATGTACACACAGAAACTTTGGATTTTGTTAAAATTAATAATTTACTTAAAAGGATTGAAGCTAGAGAGTGGATTTCAAATACTAAGGAAAGTGTAAAAGAGTTATTTGAAAAAACACCAACATGGCAAATTAGAAATGAAGAATATATTCCAGGATTATTAAAAAAGATAAAAGATGCATTAATTTCGGTTGGAAATAATACGGATGAATGTAATCCAATTGTAATTTTAGAGAACAGATTAAATCATAAAATTTATGATGAAACAGATTTAAGGATTGATGGTGCACATACTTTAAAATCAGCATATGATGTTGGTTCTGAAGAAATACATACAATACGAGTTCCAGAATCAATACATAAATTATTAAATAATACCGAAGTTGAAGTATTAGCATCGTGGCTTAATAGGGAAACACGAATAACAAAAGAGCCAAACTCAAAAGAAACACATGCAAATTTTATTTTTAATAGATATTTAAGAAACAATGAAACTTACAATTCAGATTCAAATATTGAATATTTGAAAGGATGTGGACTTCAATCTACAGATAGAAAGAAAGTTTTGGAAATGGCAAAAGAATTAATTAAAACATATGATAAGGAAACTAAACTTAATATAGTTCTTATTGATTATAAAGAAGCTGATAGTCATATTTTGAATGAAACTGTAAAACAATATGATTCGGATTTAGTATTGGCAACCTCACAATCAAGTCTATCGCTTCGTTGGGACCGTATTTGTGAAAAATTACAAGATGATGTTTTGGGAAGAAAAAAAGCAGTGATAGTAGTATATCATTCATCTTTTAGTGCTAAAGAATCTTGGGATACTATTGAGCAAGACCTTTTAAAAAGTAGGCTTGCGTATTGGGCAGAACCACATGGATATTCTTTTGAGTTTGTAGAAATGCCACATGAAAGAGAAAAAATTATATTATAATAATGAGTATATTTTGGGAAGGCCAGTTAAGTAAAGAAGTTAGACGTGTTTTGGTGATACCCAATATAACCAATTCTACTAACATCGAAAAAGATTCATTTGTCGATGTGATATACAATCATATCAAAGCATTGGAATCTTATGGTGAATTCTATTGGAATATCATATTACCACAGCCAGTTAAGAAGCTAAACTTAATAAATGTAAAACAACATATACTACCATTTTCAGGCGATATGATTAAAATGAGAACATATCCACCTGATATGAATAGGTTGTTAGAAACATTAGAATATGATGTAATATATTCACATTTGCCAGACTGGCCGCAAGTTGGTAGATACAAAAATGATTTTAAAACAAAAATTATTGGATATTGCCATTGGTGGGAAATGAAAACCTGCAACGCTGAAGATAGAAAGAACAAATGGAGATGGATGCCAATTGAATTATTGGGAGTATCTCAAATGGAAACCTGCTTCATAAATACACAAGAGCAGAAGGATAGAGTTTTAGAAGAAGCAAAAATATGGTTTAATGATTTGTTAATTCAAAAATTAAATAGTATATTAGTTGTTTGGAACTTGGGAGTTGATAATAGTAAGATTATTGAATCACCACAACCAAAGGAAAAAATAATTGTATTTAATCATAGAGCAGCAGCTTATAAAGGGTATCCAACATTTATTAAATTGATGGAAGAATATAGAGAACGTAGACAGGATTTCAAAGTGTGGGTTCCGCAATTGGATGGTAAGCCTGAATTTGGATGGATTGATAATACCAAAGTTGCTAAGCATGATTATTATAAAAAATTACAATCGTGTTCAGTTGGTATTCAAATGAGGCAAACAAATTATGGTTGGAGTGTAGCGGCAACTGATTGTATGATGAATGGTACACCAATGATATTTCAGGAATCAGATTGTTATAAAGAAATAGATCCAAATGGTTTGTTCTTTAAATATAAAAAAGATTTATTTGAAATGCTTGATAAAATATTAGATGATAAAAATTATCTTTTAGAAATGTCTAAAAAAGCAATAGATAGGGCTAAGGAATTATCAGAAAATGATAATCAAATGATTAAAATATTAAACGAAAAATTAAAAGATTAATGTACAAAAACATCTATTACGAAAGGCAAAAGAATTTGATGCATCTTTGGGATGATAAAAGTGGGTATCAAACAATGCCATATCGAAAGTATGCATATAAAAAAGACCCATACGGTCAACACACATCTATGTATGGTGATAAATTGACTCGTATTTCAAAGTGGGAAAAAGAAGAAAGTGATGACCTTTTTGAAAGTGATGTTCCTGAAACAACGAGAGTATTAGTAGATATTTACGATAGTGATATACCATCAACAGGCCATAGAGTATTGACTTTTGATATTGAGGTAGAAATGATTACAGGTCTACCAAACACAAAAGAAGCACAAAATGAAATAACAGCAATAGCAGCACACGATAGTACAACTAAACTATTTGAGGTGTTTGTTTTAGATAAAGAAAGAAAAATTAAAAATAATGCCAAATCATTTAATAAGGATGGTAGAGAAGTTAGTATTCACGTTTTTGATAACGAACAAAATCTCTTACTTGCATTCCTTAATTATTACGAAGAAATTAACCCAACGATAATAACGGGTTGGAATATTGACTTTTTTGATATTCCTTATCTATACAACAGATTAAAAAATGTATGTGGTGAAGGACATGCTAAAAGATTATCACCAATTGGACAAGCATTTTGGTCACCATATAGAGAGAAATTTAGTTTTGGTGGTGTAAGCATTTTAGATTACATCAATCTATATAAGACATACACATATACATTAGAAGCATCATATACATTAAATTATATTGCAACAAAAGAATTGGGTAAAGGTAAGATAGAATATGAGGGAAGTTTGGATGACCTTTTTGAAACTGATTTGGAAAAGTTTATTGAGTATAATATTGTAGACGTGGATTTAGTTGTTGGATTAGATAATAAATTACAATTTATAGAATTATGTAGAGCAGTTTGCCACGCTGGATTTGTTCCATATGAAGATTACATCTATTCATCAAAATGGTTAGAAGGTGCTTGTTTAGGATATCTCAAAACCAAAGGATTAGTAGCAACTAATAAACCAAAGGATAGAAAAGAACGAATGCAAGCTCTGAAAGATAATAATCAGGAGAAATTTATTGGAGCATATGTTAAAGAACCGATAGTTGGAAAGTATGATTGGATATATGATTTAGATTTAACATCGCTATATCCATCAATCATTATGACCCTAAATATCAGTCCCGAAACAAAAGTTGGTAAGATTGAAAATTGGGATGCAGAAGCTAATATTAAAGGGTTAGATACGACGTATCAATTAGTGGGTAAGGATGGTGATAAATACACGTATACGACTCAGGAGTTAAAGGAAGTTATCAAAGATAGTAATTTGGGTGTTGCAGCAAATGGAGTTCTTTATACACAAGATAAACCCGGTCTAATCGCAGATATTCTTAATAACTGGTTTGATAAACGCGTGGAATTTAGAAAGTTAGAGAAAAAATATGGTGAGGCCAAAGATACGGAAAAATATGAATTCTATGCAAAAAGACAGCTAGTACAAAAGATTCTTTTGAACTCTATGTATGGAGTGTTGGGTTTACCGGCATTTCGTTTTTATGATGTGGATAATGCAGAAGCAGTAACCTTAACAGGCCAGACTGTTATTAAGAAAACTGCTGAAATGGCAAATAGAAAATATTGGAAAGAATTGGGAACAACCGATGACTATAATGTTTATATTGATACCGATTCAATTTATATGATGGCCGAACCATTAGTAAAACACAGATATCCAAATTATAAAGAGTTTGATGAAACCAGAATGGCACAAGAAGTAGATATTGTTGCAACCGAAACACAAACATTCTTAAATTCATTCTATGATATGTTAGCAGAAAGATTTTTCTTTATAGCAAAAGATAAACATAGATTTGAGATTAAAAAAGAATATATCAGTAAAGCTGGTTTTTGGGTAGCAAAGAAACGATATGCACAATGGATGATTTTGAAAAACGGAATACCTTGTGATAAGTTAGATGTAAAAGGATTGGATGTAGTTCGAAGCTCATTCCCTAAAGCATTTCAAGAACAAATGAGTGGTATGTTAAAAGATATTCTGATGGGCAAGGATAATGAATACGTTGATACAAAATTATTAGAATTTAAAAAGAATATGATTAATCTACCTGTTAATAAAATAGCAAAAGGTGGGGCTATCAAAGAATTGAGTAAATACGATACTGGTCATTGGCAAACGGGCGATTCAGTTGCAAACTTTGAGAAAGGAACACCTGCACACGTTAAAGCCGGAATAACATACAATAGATTATTAAAATTCTTCAATTGCCCATATAAGCATGAACCAATTAGAGATGGTGATAAAGTAAAGTGGGTATATCTTAAAACAAATCCATTGGGATTGGAAACCGCAGCATTTAAAGATTATAATGACCCAAAGGAAATTATGGATTTTATAGAACAATATGTTGACAGGGATATGATTTACAAAGCTGAGTTGGAAAACAAGGTAGATGATTTTTATAACGCCTTAAAATGGGATAAAGCAACAACTGAAACAAAAAAAGCAAAGAAATTCTTTGCATTCTAAAATATTTTACTTATATTTACATAACATAAAACAAAAAACAAAAATTATGAACAAAAACAATTTATTAAAATTTATTCAAAAGTATTCATTAGGTGGACTTATTGAATCAGTAGCATGGAACGCAGAAGGAACAAACCTATCAGTAAGATTTATTTCGGATGATAAAACCCTATTGGGAGAGGTATCGTATAACGCATACACATCTACTCCAATGAATGTAGGTATTTATACAACATCATTATTGAAAAATATGATTGGGGTATTGGATAGTGATATCACATTGAAAGTGGATAAAGCAGGTGTAAAAGCAGTATCGCTTAAACTTTCATCCGATGATACTGAAACATCATATCAATTGGCTGATTTGGGTGTTATACCTCCAGTTCCAGATTTGAAACAATTACCTGACTTTGGAATTAGTATTGAAATGGCATCTACAATGATTGATAAGTTCATTAAAGCAAAGGGTGCATTGAGTGATGTAGATACTTTCACAATTTTTACTGAAGGTGGCGATTTGAAAATGGCAATTGGTTATTCATCAATATCCACAAATAGAGTTACATTTACTGCAATCAAAGGATTTGATGGTGAAATAAAACCAATCTCATTCTCAGCAAAGTATTTAAAAGAGATTCTTACAGCAAACAAAGAAGCAACATCAGCAAAATTAAAAGTTTCAACGGATGGTTTATCAAATGTTGAATTCCAAATTGATGATTTTGTATGTAAATATTATTTAGT